AGTCCGTTTGGTCCGGTCAGACTTGATGGAGAAGGGCTTGATGAACACTTGCTTGGGTTCAACGTCGCAATGTTCGCATTTCTGCTCCCACGCATCAAAATACCCGTGTTCTTCGCATTTGTAACTCTTCAGGACTGCCATTTTGTACCCCTTTTTAGTTGCTCATCGAAAGTTTCATCAGAATAGTCATTAGCGTTTTTCAGGCCTAATTTAAGCTTAATTTGCCCATTTTGAACCCTCAAACCCGTATTTCTAACGATTTTGGGCTTATTTTCTTTGTTATACTGTATAAATCGAGAATTGTCTTTATTCCGCATAATTTCGACTTCACCAGCCTCAATACGCCGCATAGCGTAGGAAACACGGATCTGAATCATCTCTGTCAGGGGGTGCTTCTTGGCTACAAACACATCTTTGAGGTGACCCTCGGACAAACCAGTCATTTCGGCAAGGAAATGCCAAGAGATCACCCGTTTAGGATCTTTTGCGAACCTATCCATCAAGCGATAGAGTTCACCTTTGGGGAAGATCTTTGGGTCCATAACCAATGTTCCGCAGATAGGTTGATACGTTACGGGAAACCGAAAGCTCTTCAGGAGTTCGATCTTGGATCTTGTGGGCCATGTCTCTTGTGATGCGGCGCACGATCATTTGATTCTGAACTTGCTCGGCAAAAGCTACGACCGCTAACGCGCTTGCCATCACTCGGTCGTCCTTGCCCCGACCAGGGGCCGAAATTGTTCCGTTATTTCTAACGATAGTTTTCATCTCGTCGAGGAGTTCTGTTGAGTGGATGGTCATCATCCGGCGCTCGAAGTAGTCCTTCGTGTAGTTCATCATGCGCTCTTTGGACGGACCAGTTGTCACCCAGCCGATAGAGTTGGTTAGCCCGCCAAGCGTATCGTTCTTTCTCCAGATATAGTTCTTCATACTGGAGAGGACGTTCATCAGATCCTTGCCCATCTGACTTGTTTCGGGGACCGATCCAATCGCCGATGCTTGCCGCTTAAGATTGGTAAGTTCCTGAATAACCGCTTGTCCTGGACCATTGACTTCAAGATTGAGGGTTGAGTTCTTATACGCGCCCGCCAGATGAGCGATGACCCACGCAAATTGGTAAGTATTAAGTTCCGAAGTAGCAAATTCCGCAACCTGATCCAAGCCATCTGCATAACAACGGTAGACTTGGATACAAAACCTATCCGCCCAATCTGACGAACCATAGGCAGGGTCTGCACCAATGACATATACGGCAGTATCGATTGGTTCTTCCCAAACCTTGAGGGTACAAACTTTTTCCGAGGACTTGATGACTTCCGTGTCTTGGAAGTAGTTTCCGAACATATATCGGTAACAATCGGGCTGCTTCTTACGCGCATCTTTCATGGCCTCCGTGCAGCGGCTGTTTGAAAAGAAGTTAGTGCCAGTCATAATGAAGGCATAGTCTTCTGTCGGCGGAAACTCCTGATACATCAGCGCATCGTCCTTGATGCCTTCGATCATTTTCCAGCGCCACCAAGCAATTTGCCGAGAGTTGATCTCAACGCCGTAGAGCTTCTTGATTTCCTTAACCCACTCTTTCTCTTCAGGAGAGAGCTTGCCGTCCCAGTAGGTTTTGTAAACGGAACCTTCAGGATCTGCGGAGTAGAGTTCGTTACGCCACCATCCACAAAAGATTGCCTTCTGGGTTCTGGCTTTCTTGGCAGTCGCATACATGTCGTGAAACATGTTGAAGCCCCGCGCTGTACTCTCAAACATATACAGGCGCAAAGGATTAGTCTCGGCAAGGGATGCCAGCAGCGATGCCAAGCCTTCCTCGTCGCCCCACGAGCTGGTCTCAGTACCGTGAAGGTAGGTAATAGCTTTACCGCGCCCCAGCGACCCTTTGGCCCGCAAGCCTGCCACTTGGTAAAACAAACGGCTACGGTTCTTCAGCGTCAACGAGTTACGGTTATGCGTGATCTCAGGAATCTTATACTGCTTAGGCAAGCCAGACATATACATGGCAAGAGTCTGCCGAAACATGTCACGGTTTTCTTCCGTGTCAGTCGTCAGTGTTCCTTGCAAGCCAGGATGAATGAAATGCCAATATAAATCGAGAGCCAAAGAAATGGTGGTAATTCCAAGCTGTCGGCCTTTCAAGATAACAAAAAAGTGCTTGTCCTCTTCCAGACCTTGCGCGATCTCGTTCATCACATAGGTCTGAGTGCCGAGAAGATTGCCCATCTTCTTCAAACCGTGCTCTTTGGTTTCAATACTTAACTCAGCGCAGAACTTGTAAAACGCTTGAAGGTCAAACTTCATTTTACATCCTTAAATTGGCAGACCGTTAGCTTTCAGGGTTTGGAACCCCCTACTCTGAACCCCGTTAGGACTTATATCCCGCCACGGCCCAACGGCGGTATTCGTTATTTAATTTCAGGCAAGGGCAACCAGTGAGTAACTTCAAGACCTATTAACTTCCACTTAGTATCATGCACCCGTTTGCCGTCTTTTATTTCCGCTCCAACAGATTGAACCCAACCTTCCGTAACTTTTCCTTTGTACCAAGACACCAAAGATATTCCGATACGATCTTCTATAATCTCGTAACCGATAATAATCGTACCATCTCGCGGAGCAGTTTCAATCGGCAACAACTTCATAGCTTTGCACTTTCATACCAGCCGTCAGTTGAAAAAGTATTGCCAACAATCTTACCACACACGTCTACGAAAGTATTGATCGCATTGTTTGTGCGACCCTGAAACATGTGAAACACCCCACCGTTATAGTGAGTGCCCCTGCCAAAATATCCATAATTGCCCAAAGCCCATCGTCCCTCGTCGGCAGGATACAGGTAGTGAGTAGGATATACAGCGCGAACAGGCACACCCAGTCTCTCAGCAGACTTGGTAACGATTTGTGCCACGTCTCCATCCTGCTTCTCAGAAAAAGAAATGTTTTTGTAGTGATCTTTAATTTTATTCCAAGCCTCACGGTGAACCATATAAAAAGCCGGACCAGCGTAAATGTGACAAGGATCAAGGTGGTTAGCACTTTGAGCAATGCCAAGAATCCCCCGATTGTCTTTCGTCCAGCGATACGCCCTAGCCATAATTGTCTCACAGGTCGGAACGCAGTCGATCTCCAGAAAACAAACAACCTCCGCACCCGTCTCAAATTCATCTTTGCAAACCTTGTCCATCCACTCGCCATGCGGCATGTGAACCCGATAATACGTCGGGCTCAACCCAAAGTGCTTCATCACACTCTCATGCGCGTTAATCATTCGCGTATCGACATCAGGCCACGCCAGCGTATGTACTCTCATCCTCAACCCCTTCATTGGTGCGCTCGGAAGGATTCGAACCTCCGACCTTCGGTTTCGTAGACCGACGTTCTATCCAACTGAACTACGAGCGCTAACTCACTCTCCATACTCGAACGCCATTCTCATCGCGCCGAGTGACAAATTTAATTTCAGACCCCCTAGCAAACCTATGCGCCAAAGTCCGAACAACCGCGCAAAGCCTCTCGTCGCCCTCAACGTAAAAGCTGTCGCCAACTTCCATCTTGGCAAACGGGTATTTAGACTCAGACTTAGGTTTCTTAATCGGAGGCGGGTAAACAGCCACGCCCTTCTCAAGCCGTATCATGCGGTGATACTCCAAATGGTGCTTACGGCACAGCCACCGAACTTCCAAAGGCTTCGTGTAATCATCGTGATGCCCGTCAACCTTCTCGTCACCGCAAACCTCACAAGGCTGGCGAACCAATAACCCAGACCTCAAAGCACCCCTGTACTTCTCACGGGCAGAATGACGCAACGGGTTCTTCTCATACCAGTCACGTTTCAGCTCTTTCACCCGCTCACGGTTCTTCTCAACCCATGCTGCATGATACTGCCTTTTGCACGGATTGCAATAACCAGACTTTTCAACTCTTGTTTTGCACTTTGGACATTTAACCATGCCCTATAACTAACACATGGGAAAATATTAGTCAAAAAAAATTTTGGGGCAAGCAATGTGGGGTGCACACCCACACGGCCCCCCTTGGCCCATGCAGTCCATTTTAGCCGTCCTATATCATTATTATTATTATATCCATATCCATCCATTATCGATATTGATATTAATAATAATATTAAACATATTCTAAGGTTTATATATTAACCAATCCCAGTTACAAAATCCCCAAAATGTAACTTGTCAGACAACCTGACAATCAGGCAACCAGACGCGCGGGAAGAATGAACCTCAATCCAGTTCATTTTGAAGCTTGGTTTATTATTATATACATACCCATATAAGTATTCTTACCTATAAATATATATATTGATCAAGTTCATATATTGATATATAACATACTTATTGATCAATAATGATCAGTATATATAATAATATATATAGCAAAGGAAAACACATTATGAAGCAAGTTCAAATCTTAAAATCAGATACTTTTAGCATTGTAAGCTATGGCAACGGTTCGGCTTATTGCTTTGAAAATATCAAGCAAAACTTGTCTGTGTGGTTGCAGGGCGGTGACGCTGTAGAGTTTTGGTCAGAGTATGAAGCTTATTCCGCAACAATGGATGACAACAAAGCTTTTGCGGAGTTGTGGAACAATTATTCCTGCATTGCTGCCTAACAATCACTAGGGGCAGACAGGTTCTGCCTCTTATGATTGCTATGCAATCTAACTCAAACATAGGGAAACACTACAATGACAAATACATATAACGGCTGGACTAACTACGCTACATGGCGCGTTAACCTCGAAATCTTCGACAACATGGAACCTTGCGACTTCGGTCGTCGTCTTGATAAGTATGAGCTGGCAGACTGCCTCAAAGAATATGCAACAGAGGCAGTGTCTAACGATAGCAACCAGCTTGCCACTGATTATGCCCTGGCATTTTTGTCAGACGTTAACTGGCAGGAAATTGCTGTAGGAATGATTGCAGCTTACGCAGCAGACGTTGAAGACGAAGACGAAGACCGTGGCGTGATAGAGCACGCTGCATGGTATGACACTAGCGCAGAATTGGCATAAGGGGTCTACAATGAAACACACAGAAACCATCTTAGACAGTCTATTCGCCACGCTTGGACTGATAGTCTGGTGCTACCTTTGCTGGTGGTGCATGATCGTTTTCGGTTGATAGGGGGTTAAAATGGAACATTTGAGCATGACAAACGCAATTAGAGCCATTGCATGGCTTAACAAACGGCGCACAGGAATATTCAGTTTCGATGTATGGATTGACTATGCAATTAGGGATTGGCATGGGCTGATTCACGAAAAGATGCAAGGTCAATGACGATCGAGGATGCAAGGCGTAGGGCTATAGATTTGGTTTATAGCCCTATAAATAAACCTATTATAAATTATTATAATAAACAGGGGTATAACATGGAATGGCAACCGATCGAAACAGCTTCAAAGGATAAATTGGTTTTGATTGCTTACTACTGGAAAAAGGGTCATGATTTTTATAAAGAAAATGAAGAATGGTCTATTATTCTCGGCATTTACAATGACGAAAGATATATAGACGTGGCTCATTTAGATTTGCAAGAAATGGATGCAAAATGGTTGCCGTTACCAAAACCACCAAAATCTTAATCATTTAACATTATAGGGGTCACTACAATGAATGGATGGACAAATTTAGAAACCTACATGGTTTACACGGATCACATAGAGGGCCTAGGCTTGGCAGATATGGGTTGGGAAGGTCTTACTATAGGAGAAACTGCCGAGGTTTTGCGCTGCTATGTCTTGGCATGGCTAGACATGACAACTGAAGAGGGTCATGCGAAGGTGTATGCACAGAAATTCGTTCAATGTGCTGATTATGAGCAGATTGCCTATATCATGCTGTCTGAACAATCATCGCAAGTAGCATAAAGGGGGACAAGATGACATTGGATGAAGCGTTAGTAAACGTCTCACACGCACAAAGCACAAGCGAATATCATTACGGCAAGCAAGATGTGCTATGGCAAAAGACTAGCCAAATAGCCAGTTTGAAGCTTAATCGTGATGTTTCTGTGCAAGAGTGCATCCTTATGCACATTGCCTTGCTTGAGGCTAAGGTTTCTGTTAAACCTAGTAATATCAATAACATGCTAGAAATCATGGGGCTTTATGGTCTCTTGTCCGGCACAGTCGAGCAGGTTAAGGTTGATGACGAAAGGCTCGCCAAGATCGAGGCCGATTTAAGGCAAACGCTCGCACCACCAGAGCAACCAGACGACTTTCATGGGGACGATTATGCACACTGATGACATCAAAGACTGGATAGCAATATTCTTGTTCTATTCCAGCTTGGCAATGATCTTGGTGATTGTGCTTTCTGGTTGCAGCACGTCTCGCATGGGTGTATAACAAACAGATCAGCCTTGCTGGTGTTTTCCTCCCTAGACTTGGCCACCATGATCCGCTCTGGTGGTCTTTTTTTATTTGGGCATCCTTTTGCCAAACATTTCCCTAAACTGGTCGTCCTCAATAATTGCCCTCTGAGCGCTATCGGAGAACTTGGGAGGTGTCAGGGTAGCGTATTTATCTTTTAGGGCTTCTAAGTCCTTCTCTGTGACTTTAACGGGTGCTCTGTAGTCTGACCATTGGATGCTTGCCACGATTTCGTCAATCTTGGCCTTGCTCTCAGGGCTGGCAGGGACAGGCTCAGGAAAGCTGACATAGTTGGGCTTATGCGGGACAGTTGTGTGGTTTTTGCAAAAATCCCGCATCTGGCTGATGCTTGGCATATACTGGCACTCGTTCACAATGCCTGTGCGAGGGTCAATCATAGCCCTAAGCGTGGCGTCGCTGTAGTGTTCCAACGACATTGCAGCCATTTTGACAAACTTTTCATCCGCTTTTGTTGCTGGATAGCAAGCCAAAAGGGTCAAAACTGCCTGCGTTGCTGATTCGTTGCTCATCATCTTTCTCCTTTGCCCATGCGAGCAACTCGCTCGCCATTGTAGATGCTGTAGGTTTGGTTGGTTTCGCGTTGCGACACCAGTTGCGCCAAGTGGCTGTCCAGTTGGCCTTGGTTGCCCTCTGTCCGGCCTGCGCCGTCCAATAGTCCCTGAAGCGATCAGCCTCAGCGTGAGGATCAATCCCCAACTGCCGAGCAAAGTCTTGCTCTTCAATCGAAGGTTGCCAGTCTATGGGAAGCCGAGAACCACGAGGCGATATAACTCTTTTAGTAACTTCTTTAGATTGGTTTTGGTTATGGTTATGACTATGGTTATGGTTAGCATTGCCAACGCTATGCGCTTGATCTGCGTTCGCATCAACCTCAGTCAATGTTTCCAATGACTTAGACTGTTCGTTGTTGTTCCAACGCTTCTTCGCCGAGAGTTTGTTAACTTCACTTATGGTTTCAGCTTTGGTGCGTTCTCCATCAATCCTCTTGTGCTTGCCGTCAGGGAAAAACTGCATGATGGTGTCGCCGTAGCGATCCCACTCCTTGCGGGTCATGCGGGCTATTCTGGCTAACTTGTCTGGATCATCTGGCAGGCATCCTGCTCGCCAGTAATGGGCGATCATCAATAGATAACCACCATGCTCTATTGCCCTCAGGTGATAGGTGTCACCGAGGTAATCGCCCCAATACATTTTCATGTAGGGCAGAGACATGGCGCTTATCCTTGGTTGTTCAGACGCTCGACAGCCTCTTCCTCGGCCTTGATGTAAACAGGGTCTTCCCGCAGTTTCATCAAATATAATCCAGCCTGCATAAGTGTCCTAACCACTTCAGTGTCGGATTTTATGCGAGCTACGAACCTAAAATCTTCGGCTTCTTCCCAGAGGCTCTCAGGCAAAAGCAGTGTCTTTCTAAGGACTTGTTCTTTCATTTTAGTTCTCCGTGTGAGAGTTGACAGGTTTTTATATAGCATAAAGTTTTTTATTCGCAAGGTGCTTGACATCCTGTATATATAAATATAAGACTATCACACAGAGGGTCGCTACTATGAAAAAAGAAATTGAACAGAACCTACAGCACTTGAGCAATATGCACACTGTGCTGGAACAGGCCAAACACGGATTGTATTCATTGCACCCGCATTTGATGCAA